TGTGACTAGGGTATCGCAAAAGTAACAAGGTAATCTGAATGGCTGCTCCGTTTCAGAATTATTCTGGCGGTGTCCTACTAGCGGACATCGTTAAGAGAAATAATCTCAGCACATATGTTTCCGAAGCTATCAAGGAACGTAGTGCATTTATCAAATCTGGTGCTGTTGTGCGTAACGCACTTCTTGACGCATCAGAAGGTGGAACAAGAATACAAGTTCCAGAATTTAACCCAATCGCTCCAACTGAGGAAATCTTAGATGGTACAGCATCATGGGGTACAAGTAACAATGGTTATTTGACACCACAAAAGATTGGTACAGGAACACAGATCGCAACTATCTGTCACAGAGGTTTTGCGTATGCTGTTGACGACATTGCTGTATTGGCTGCTGGTGAAGATCCAATGGGTCACATCAGAAACCAAATCGCAGATGCAATCAACAAACTAAACTCTGCAAGACTATTCAGCTTGTTAGATGGTTTATTTGCTTCTGGTACTGGTCCTTTAGGTGCAAACTCACTTGACGTAGCTAAAGCTGGTACAAGTGCTGTTGAAGCAAACTTCTTGACAGCTTCTACAGTTGCAAGAGGAAGATCACTTCTTGGAGAAAGAGGCGAAGAGCTAGATACTCTAGTTGTTCATCCATCTGTTGCTTACTACTTATATCAAGTAGGTCTACTTACATTCTCAACATCTGCTCTATCAACTGGTGGTGCAGTAACTTGGGGTGGCGGTGGAGTTGGTGTAACTGACAGAAGCATCGGCCAATTTGCTGGTATGAATGTTGTTATTGACTCTCAAGTTAATACAGTTGCTCCTGGTTCTTCTGGTCATCAGACCGAGTTCCGTTGCTTCTTAATTAAGTCAGGAACAATTCTTGAAGGTGAGCAATCTCCTTTAAGCATTGAATCAGATAGAAACATTCTTTCCAAGCAGGATGTTATGTCTGTTGATTATCACAGTGCTTATCACGTTATGGGAACTAAGTGGACATCTGCTACTGACAACCCAACAAACGCAGCATTAGGTAACTCTAATAACTGGGCATTAACATATGATGCAGACCTAATTCCTATGGTTGAAATCATTGTTAACTCACCACTTGATACATCTAATATTTCTTAATAGTATTAAAGTGTGGTCATCAAACCTCACCTAATATTGGTGGGGTTTTTTCTTTACGCTACAATAAAACTAAAATTACTTAAAAATCGTGGCAGCTACCATAAATGCAACTGTAAAAGGAGAAAATGCTAATAGCTATGTCACATTAGCTGAAGCTAATACTTACTTTGAGACAGTTCCAGATTCGTCTACTTGGACAAACAAGACAGACGATCAAAAGAACAGAGCACTAATATCTGCTACTAGATGGATTGATAGTTTTGTTTACTATGGTGATAGATGCGATGATGGACAGGCATTAAAGTTTCCAAGAAATAATTACCAGGTAGATGGTGTTGAGTTATCTTGTTCTATTATTCCTAATAATATTAAGTATGCCCAATATGAATTAGCTAGAGCCTTGGCAAACGATACTGGAGCTATAACAGGAACTACAGGAAAAGATGGTAATTTTTCCGAAGTAAAGTTAGGAGATATACAAGTCAAATACAATACAGATAGTCAGGGAACTGGATCTATAAATAATATTTTAGATGTTTACCCATGGTTACAAAGTTATCTTGGAGCATATATGTTAGGTGGGGCGGGAACTTTCCAACTAAGGGCGGTTAGAGGATAATGGCAGGACAACTAGATACAGCACTAAAGAATATAGCTAAACAGGTTATAGCTGATTTAGGTGATTCTTTAGATACAAGTATTGTTTACACAAGAAAAACATCTCCTGTTTATAACACTTCAACTGGTGCAATATCTACAACTGATGTCAGCTACAACATAAAAGTACCGATTGAATTTGTTAGATCATCAGAGGAGACTGGATTTCAAGAGAATGTAGCAAGGTTATATGTAACACCAGATTTGATAGGAGATAGTCAGCCTTTACTACAAGATGAAATAACTCTTACATTTTCTGGGTCTACCAGATCAGCCAAAATTACAAATGTTCTCACTGTAAAAGGTGGTCAAGAATATTTATTCCGCATTGACGTTATTTTCTAATGACTTTAGTAAACGCACGAGCAGCATTTGAAACCGCAATAAAAAATGCAGTAACAACTGCTGATAATACAGTTACAGTTATTTTTGACAATATGCCTTTTACCACGCCAGGAAAAAACAAAAAATATGTGATGGTAAGTCTTGACTTCACACAATCCACCACTCAGACTCATGGTGCTGCACAGGATTACTACGCTGGATCTATAAGATGTGGAATTATGACACCGCCTCATAAGGGAAGTGCTGTTGCATCTGCTATAGCCGAATCTGTTATTGATGGATTGACTTCAGTAAATGCACCAGGGTATTCAGATACATTTTCCGTAAGTCCAAGAGTATCAGCAATCGAAGGACCAACTTCTGTAAACGTAGAGGAAGATAGCCATTATTTAGCTGTTGTAAGCTGCGACTTCACTGCTAATGCCTAAAGATTTTAAAAAACATTTTACTAAAGACTTAGGAAAGGCGATAACTAAGGGAAGAAAAGAGGTTGCAAAAACAGTAGTACGTTCACTTACTGAAAAAGGTCCTTGGTGGACAGGAACATTTGGAGAAAACTGGATAGTTTCAAAAAGTCCTGTACAGGCAACTAAGAAAAGAAAACCAGACTTTCCATATTATTTGATTCCTGACCCGACAGCTAGGCAAATAAAAAATCCCAGAGTACCAAATGTGACGCTAAATCAGGATTTATTTGTAGGTAACAGAGCCGAATATGCTGGTTTTGCTATCAATGCACCAGGTCAAACAAGACCCGATTTAAAGGGAAATCCTGTTACTTATGCACAACATGGTACACAACACGCTTTAACTGCAATCGGACCAAATTGGTACAATATCTATACAAAAGGTGGTCTTATTAACAAAGATATAGCATTAGCGTTCAAAAAGGTTGGCTTTAAGTAATAAAGTAGTAGTATAGTAGATAAATATACTAATTTATTTTGTATGCCTACCGATAGAGCAATCGACAAGCTAAGAAAAGCATTTAGCATAAACGAAAAGAGTAGTTATCCCATTTATAAAAATGGAGAGTTAATTTTAAAAGTTTATTGGACACCCTTGACCATCGCAGATAGAGACTCCATAAATGCTACTCTAATGAGAGCTAACAAAGGACAGGAAGAGGGTAATTTAGACTTTGCACTCCAAGTAATAATTAATAAAGCTGAAGATCAAGACGGAAAAAAATTATTTGTTGAAGCAGATACGGCAAGTCTAAGAAGAGAAATACCTTTAGCTGTGCTACTGGAACTTATGACAAAAATGCAAGAGGTGGGCGAGGAGGCAACTCCTGATGCCGTAAAAAGCACAACTTGATAAGGATAATTATTTATACTTACAATTTTTTGTTGCAGAGACTTTAGGAATTACTTTAGGTCATTTACAGAAGAATATGACCATAGAGGAACTCTATGCCTGGAACGCATATTTTACTTTAAAAGGTGAAAGAGAAGAAAAAGCATACGAAGATGCAAAAAAGAAAGCTCAATATCGTAAGGTACGCTAAACTAAATGTAATGTTTTGTCGAGATTAGTGGCATCTAATTACGAAGTTAATATAAAACTGAATACTAGGACTGTTAATAAGCAGCTAAATAATCTTGAAAAGCGTATATCAAAATTAAATAAATTAGCTCAAGGTGGAAGGGCAAGTAGAACTGTACTTCGTAATGAACAGCATAAAATAAAAATGACAGGCCAGAGGCTTGGATTAGAACAAAAAATATTAAAAAGAAAACAAGATCAAGTAAAAGTAGATAAACAGGCTTTAGAAGTCGAAAAAAGAAGAATAAATTTAACAAATAAACCTCGTGGTGGAGGCGGTGGTGGAGGTAAAAGCAAAGCAGGAGGAAATCGTTTTGCTACTGCTGGACAAAGTGCAATTATTTCTGGTGCATTTCCTTTACTATTTGGGCAAGGACCATTAGTAGGTGGTGCTGGTTTTATTGGAGGTGGACTAGGATCATTAATTGGAGGGCAGATGGGAGGTTTTGCAGGAGGTTTACTTGCAACTTCTATTGCAACACCTATACAACAACTTGGTATAGAAGCAGCAAAATTAGGTCAGGCACTCGATCCAGCAACTAAAAATGTAGAGGCACTTACCGCAGCATTAGGAGTAACTGGAACTGAATTTGAAAAACAATTAGCAACACTTAAAAAATTAGGAGATGAAGAGGCAGCATTTGAGGCAGCAAGACAAAAAATGGTAACTCTAATCGGACAAAGTGGCGTAGATAACATGACTAAATTTGGCCAAGAAATGACAGAACTAGGAAATAACTTTACAAAAATAATGACATTGATGAAAAACTCAATGGCTAACTTCATACAAAATTCTGGTATTTTAAAACTTATTGCTACTACTGTTGAAAGGTCTGCTTTAATAGGTCAAGCGGAGGCTTATGGCAGCACTTTAGACACAGTAGAAGGTAGAAAATTAAATGAATTAGTAGGAAAAAGAAAAAATCTAACTAATATTTTTGGTAAAGATGCTATAGGTGATAAGGAAAGAGGTAATCTTGCGATAGACATTTTAGGTAAAGAAAAAGGATCAGGTTTGTTTGGTTTGCCAAGTCTTAAAGATGTACAAGACGCAAAAAAACTTTTAGAAGATGAAATTGTAGCGTTACAGAAAAAAATTAATTTAAAAGATAGCGAAGCCGAAGCCGAAAAGATGATTGAGGCAATACAAAAATCTAGGGTTAAAAATTTAGATAAAGAGATAGAAATGTTGGAACGTAGTTTGGGTATGACTTCTGCAGAATTTGAAATAGAGAAACAAATTGCAGAAATGAAAGAAGAAGGAGAAATAAAAGATGAAGACGAATTAAGAAGAAAATTACAAAAAATACAACTGTTAACCGAAGAAAGAAAGTTAGCGGAAGAAACAGCAGCAGCATTTGAAAGAATGTCTCAGACAATAGCAACAGACATATCACAAGGAATCCAGGGAATGATTCGTGGTACTTCCACATTGAACGATATGTTGAACAACGTATTGAACAAACTGATAGATGCAGCGTTTAACATGGCATTTTTTGGTAATCCACAGGGAACTCTAGGAGGCGGTGGATTATTTGGTTCGATATTTGGTGGATTAGGTTCAATGTTTGGTGGTGGCGGTTCGACTATGGGAGGAGGGGGATATTATGATCCAGTAACAGGTTTAGGTACAGCAGGACCTAATTTTGGTTTAGCAGATGGAGGAACAGCTAGAGCAGGAAGAACTCATTTAGTAGGAGAGCGTGGACCAGAATTATTTACTCCTGGAGTTACAGGTACAGTTACACCAAATCATGCTCTTGGTGGTACAACTAACATAGTAGTAAATGTAGATGCTTCTGGTACTTCTGTTGAAGGAGATCAAACAAATGGAGAAGAATTAGGTAGATTAATAGGAGCAGCAGTTCAAGCAGAACTAATTAAAGAAAAACGACCAGGAGGTTTATTAGGATAATGGCTACTTTTCCCTCAATCAGTCCTACTTATCAAGCTCGTAAAACTACAACACCAAAAATAAATATTGCTCAGTTCAATGATGGCTACCAACATAGAATAAAATTTGGGCTAAATACAATTCCATATGTCTGGTCACTTAATTTTGATGTTAGTGAAGCAGATTCTGATGTTATAGAGGCATTTCTTGAAGCTAGAGCAGAAGATGGTGCTTCCTTTGATTGGCAACCTCCTGGAAGTGGTGCTGCATATAAATGGATATGTCTTAGTTGGACTAAAACAATTCCTTATGTAAATAGGGCTAAGTTAAACATGACATTCCAGCAAGTATTTGAACCTTAATGACTAGCCCTGTATCAGAGTTACAAAAGATAAACCCAAGTAGTATTATTGAGCTTTTTCAACTTGAGTTAATAACTGCTATTCATGGTTCTAATACAATTTACTATTTTCATAATGGAGTAAATACTAATGAAAACCAAGATGTAATTTTTGCTGGCAATCAATATACAAGAATGCCGATAGAAGCCCGTGGTTTTGATTTTACTTCTAAAACATTACCTCGACCTCGTTTATCTGTTTCTAATATTCTAGGAACATTTACAACTTTAATACTAACTTTACCTCAAGGGTTAGAGGGAGCAAAATTTACTCGTATTAGAACTTTAAGCAGATATATTGATAATGCTAATTTTCCTGGTGGAGATATTTTACTAGAAAATGGTAGTTTTTTATTACAGGAGAATGGTAGTCAAATAGACATGGAAACTGGTATAAATCCATTCGGTACACCTGATCCTACCGCTACATTTGCAACTCAAATATTTTTCATAGATAGAAAAGTTGCAGAAAACAGAAATGGAATAGAATTTGAACTAAGTGCTAAGATGGATTTAGACGGAGTACGTTTACCAAAACGTCAGGTTCTACCTCAAGATTTTCCTGGTGTTGGATCGTTTTTTGCATGACTTGGCAAGATAAAGCATTAGAACACGCAATACAAGAACAACCAAGAGAATCTTGTGGTCTTTTAGTTATTAAAAAAGGAAAAGAAGTTTACTTCCCCTGTAAAAATTTAGCGTTTGATCCGTCAGATCAATTTATTATTGATGCTGATGATTGGGTAAGAATTGAAGATAATGAAGGAGAGATAGTTGGTGTTGTTCATAGTCATCCAGTTACAAGTGCAAAACCAAGTGAAGCAGATAGAGTTGCCTGTGAAAAGTCAGATTTAAAATGGTGGATAGTTCAGCCACAGCTAAAAGATTGGCAGTATTGCGAACCATGTGGTTATAAAGCACCTTTAATTGGCAGAAAATGGGTTTGGGGTGTTACTGATTGTTGGAGTTTATGTAGAGATTGGTATAAAGAAGAGTTAGGGATAGAACTTATTGATTGGATTAGACCAAATAATCCAGAGGATTTTATAAAGAACCCAATGTTTGTTGATTGTTTTGCAAAAACAGGATTTAGAGAGTTACACCCAGAAGAAGATTTAGAATATGGAGATTTATTATTAATGTCAGTAAGCAGTAGCGGATTAAACCATATTGGTGTTTACTTAGGACAGCAAACAGTTTTGCATCATTTACAAAATAGATTATCAAGTCGTGATCTATTAGA